TTATGTCCAGATTGCCAGTTCAACCGCTGGCACTTGGACCCACTTTTCATGACCCTCTTTGTATATTTTTGTACTACGGGAGTCAGTGTGTGCAGCGCGTGCTTGAGGATCATGCCCTGCCTTATCATAAAGGTGGATGCTCAAACCTCGAATCTCGTGATAGGTCGGTCTACTCTCTGATGGAATGCTGCTCTTTACCTTAGCCTGATCTCGTAGCTTGGAAAAAAAGCGACTCAAATATTTTCTGTTCACTTGAGTGATGTGATCACAATACTGACTTATTTCATTGCTGCGCTTTTCCGGCATACGGTGTACTACATAAGGTGAATTGATGTTGTCCTTGCTTGCTTCAATAATATTTAGCAGTGACCTTGTCACAGGGATAACAACTCGACTTGCTTCTTTTCCTTTTACCTTTTGACGATGAATTCTAAGGTACCCGTACACTTCAACTCCGTTTTCCAGAACGGGCTTATCCAGTAAGGTGATGTGTTCATATTTCATCGCACATATTTCGTTAACTGCATGAGTTGTCTCGAGAGAAAGGTCCATTGCAATACGCATCCATTGGGGCGCTATCGACCAAATAGCCTTATACTCAGCAAGAGTAAGTCGTTGTCGCTGCTTTTCTTCCTTAGGCTTGCGCTTTTTACGTTTAGCTGGGTTATCGACCATCACAGACTCATCGACCGCATAGTCAAATACCTTTGACATAAATGCGATCCATCGATTAAACACATTATTTGATTTGCCCGTGGCCACGGCTTCCAGTACCAAATTGACATCATCGAGAGTGATAGAAAGGCCTGTCTTATCACCAATCAAGGTATTCAACTTGGCCAAACGACTATCAAACATAGCCAACGTATCTTTGCTCGGTTTTTCCTCTGCAGCATAGCGCTCAGATACTCGAGAAAAAAAAGAAGAAAGCCTCTCTATTGATTTGCGACGATGTGGCTTGATCAGATCGAGGTTTACTGGATGAGAAATTTCAGGGTCAACTCTATAAGTAGCGTTGTATCTTCGCGCTAAAGCGATTGCTCGACTCTTATCATGGCCAAGGGATTTGCAGCTATTATCAATACGCCGAAATACATAGCCTTTCTTACCTTTAAAATAGAGACCTTCTGGAAGGTCTCTGTACTTTTTACTTCTTGGACGTGGCACGGTCACCTCTATACTAGCTAATGAGAAAGCAGCTCATCCAAAAATGGATCACCGCTAGAACTCTTTTCTTTTTCTAAATCTACGTAGTATGAACGTCCTATTCGCTTTCCTGGCAACGTACCTAAATCGATTTCCCTACGACAGATGCGTACATCAGGAGCCCCGCCTTGAGGAAAACGTAGCTTTCGCCAAAGGCTGAGTTTTACTAACATAAAAGATCCTCACACACAGGAACTCTAAAAAACCTGTGAACCTATGGAATAGATGGTTAACCTTCTGATCTAAAAGAAAGTGGCTTCCATAACTTGCCGGTTACAGAGGCCGATAACTCATGGGGTAATCCATGGAACCCCATGAGTTTGTTGGAGCCATAAGCATAGTTTTGCCGCCTATGCTGCTTTTTCATCCTCCTGAGGTGCAAGTCCTCGTAATACAAGAACGGTCCAATCACACTCAATTTCCAAATGTAGAAGCTCTCTTGTGAGCGCCAATGCAGACAAAGGATCCTCTTTCCCCACTTGTTCACGTAAAGTTTTAAGGCGCTCTCTTAATCGGCACTCTAACTGTTCGAAGTAATAGGTATTAGCAAGGAACAAATGAACTAGGGCTTCATCTTGAATGCGTGAAATTGAAGGTTCAGTATCTAAGGCATTAGTAAGCTGCTCTTGGCCAGCTGGCGTTAGTAAGTACAACTTCTTATCTGGTTTGCCCGATTGCGGTACATATTCCAAAGAGACCAAGCCTAACTTTTCTAGCTTGCCCATATCGCGGTAAATCTGCTGATGAGAAGCTTTCCAGCCTTTTTCTAGCAATAGCTTTGTTAAATCGTAGCCAGTCATCTGCACCTGGCTTACTTCACCCATCATGATAAGCTGTAAATTCGATAGATTCATTGGGGACCCTTATTTAAACAAGTGTTCTTTGTAAACTTTGAGTTCGTCGATTGTTTCTTGAATATCATCCAGCGCTTTATGCAGATATTGCTTGCTAACGAAAGACTCGACTTCTGGTTTGAACATACGGACAGCCAAGTTAAGTGCTGACACATCCAATTGGCGATAATGTAAATACTCAGTGAGTTCTGGCATTTGGCACATCATATAAGTGCGATCAAAGGTAACGCTCGAACCCGCCAGAATTGCACCTGTTTTTGCCTTACGATCATACTTTTCAATACCAAGTGTTTTTAAGTGAGCGATAACCGTTTTCTCAGCATCTTGTAATGTCAATGAAGATGCTCGAACCTCATCCAATAGCCCTGATTTTGTATGAGTATTCAACGCCCACTCGCTGGTTCGGGAAATCATCTCGTCATCCTGATGAATGACTAAACGCAGTGGTTCCCCTACAACATTAAGTTGTGAGTCAGTTACGATTAAAGCCACCTCAAAGATTGGATAGTAGTTCATACCCAACTGACCATTTTCGAGCCGGCCGTTTAATCCGCCAGTCTCATAATCTAAAAACAATAAATTGATACTCATTTTTTACTCCGTTTCCTAGCAATGATGATTCAATACTTTCACTGTCACATCCAAGTGCAATGAACTAATACCTAGCTTTGTGGCTAAGCGCTTGCGATTACCTGCATCGAGATTAATGGCGCTGGCCAACGTCTCGTATTTGTTTTCATGACTGCTCATATCATGCTTTTTGCCATTGATATAAGGCTTATCAAGTCCCGCTTCTTCATAGACTTCTACAATCATTTTTGCGATATGATTAAGTGGTTTACTTTTTGGCATCTTTTGTCACCTCTTTTAGTTGCTCAAACTCTGGTTCATTACAGATTAGGAATCCTCCAAAACCAGTCTCTCTATGCAGTACTCCCTGACCTATTATTCGCCCCTCCAATACATCACACGCGTGTTCCACAGCTTGTTCAAAGGTCGGAAATGATCCAAGCGGCATGCTAACGATCTCTTGTGTTTTGGAGTTAACCGATACGGCGCCATTGTCATTCAAATAAGCAGCGATGTAGTTATTCAATTTAGCCTCCTAAACTCGCCAACACTCATGGGTAACACACCGCTCTCGCCTAATAACTTTCCTCCACTTATCCAGTCGAACGAGAAAACGATATAGCCTTCTTGTTGAGCATAATCAGTGATGTATTTGATGATGATATCGATATAGCGCTTGTTCTCTTCATCAACCAAACACACTCGATCACCCACTTTAAAGTCACGGTCGTTCTTACGAATTTCGAAGGTTTTGTTCCCTTCGATGATTGAAATTAAATACTCAGGTTTAATTTTCAGTCGGTGCTTTTTCATGCTTTGCTCATCTCAAAGTATGTTTTTAAACCAGTTTGAACATGTGTTATCAACTGAGTCAGGTACTCGTAATCGGGGTTAGGTTTAGAGGGAATCTCCCACCACCACTCAAAGCCAATCACTTTTCTTAGCAGTGGCTCGAACATAGAACAATACAAACGGTCACCGAAATCATCCGGAATATCATTAAAAAGCTCTCTTGCTTCATTTTTGCCGATATCATTCTCACGCCGTAGCTTTAAAAGTTTCTGCTTTACAACTTTGGCGAACTTCTCAAAGTCATCTACTTCACAGCTGATACTTGATAGTTTCCCAGCCAAATAATGCTCGTCACAATCAACAAAAAAATGCTCTATACGACGCCCAGACATTGCAGACCATTTACTTGACCAAGCCTTGCCATAGCACTCGATCGTGATTCCTCCTTTCCCTGGGGCATAGTTTTCTAAATGAACCGTAACAGGGTCAAACTCCTCGATTTGAGTAATCAGGAGCGTGGTGCTTTCAACGGATTCAATCTTCATTTGTTCGTTTCCCTCTAAAATCCCATTGCTCTATCAAAGACTCCACAAAGTCGCTTCCATAAATTTCATGCGACTCAACAGCCCCACAGCACTGAATTAGTGTCAAAACCCCATCACGTAGTAGGTTGCACGACTCACCTCTGGTATAGGACATTAAGTTGTACATATCAGCACCGCAGATATTCGAGTTGTATAAGTTGACTATCAAGCTCGCAATATGGCGTTTTTCCTGAGCTAACCGCCCAACATAAGCCAGCTCTTTTTCTCGTTCACCTGGAATTGGCTTATATTCCCCTGGTCTTGGATTCAGGTTGACGGGTATATGCTCAATAGATACAAACTGCATAAGTTACTCCTTATTGGTTAGTTTCTTTCTCACGAACATCGTCTGGAACAGCTGGGAACAAGCCAAATTCACGCAAGTTCTCGACTCCCAGAGCGACAAAGTTAGCGACGCGCTTACCATTTATTGATTTTTCGTGGCCATCTTTCAGAACCACTTTTGCTTCCTTCAGCTGCTTTTTAAGAATGCGATCAGATTTAACCGGCAAACTGTCGAATTTTGCTTTAAGCGCAGGGCTTTGGCTGATGTGCTGCATAATGTGGCTAGTACGAACCAGCAAACATAGCTCACCCTCAATCCAATCGAATGCGTACGGATGGCGGAAATGTCCCGCATCCATCTCGCCAAGAATTAGCTCTAGGATCCAAACCCATGGCTCACGTTCAGCCTCGGTTTCTCGAATGTGCGCATTCATCTCCGTCACTAAGTCCTGCACAAAATGACCGTAGTTACTCGCAACGCCTGTAAACTCGCACAATAAACGCCAAGCCAGCATTAAACAGGCGTAATTGTCACGCATACGGTTGGCACCGTTATCATCTGGCTTGGCCATACAACGTTTGGATAAGTAATCCACACACTCTCGATAAGCGCGTTTCATTTGAGGTCGAGAGTACGATGTCAGATATAGGATCCAGTTTTTAACTGGGAAACGAGGCAAGTCATCAGGAATAATGTCACCCTTGCGCCCGGTTAAATCGGAACGAACAAGCTTTCCAAGCAAAGACTGTACAGGTACGTCTTCACCCGCTAGCAGAACCGGCGCGATACTCAGAAACTCAGTCATGTCAGTACCGCGGCGAGTAATGGTGTATTGATAGCTTTCTTGAAGCATTGCTACCGCTTTATCAATCACACCTTGCCCCTGCGCGGATAACTCTTCCCACCCAACTGGATGAGAGGTATGTGAGATTGATGTCAGCAAACGGAACTCTGTTTTCAGGCTTTGGCCGGAGAACATCGTGAACGCTAATGTACGCTCTAGCGATTTAACCAGTGTCGACTTACCAGCCCCCTTTCCAGCATTCAGCATGTAGTGAGGCCAAAAGCCCAAGAATGTTTTGATATGACTGCCAAGCCCCCAAACCAAAAGCATCAGAGCGGCATTATTTTTAAAAGTGGCATGATAAGCCTCTAATACTCTAAGACCTTGTTCTGGTGTTCCTGATGGGAACTGAAGGTTGTGATAAGGGCACTGCTGTGTTGGGTCAGTAAAGAACGAGTCAGGACCTTCATTCAAAATCGCTTGCCCGTTATGCCAAGCTAAGCCTACGAAATTCACTGCGCTGCGCTCACCAATATGAGTCGCACGCTCGAGGATAGAGATCATTCGGGTAAACTTACCTGGATTGAAAATCCCGCCGCCGACTCTGCGCCATACGTCTACGTTGTATAGCTGCTCACGTTTCATAACAAAGCGTGTCAACTCTGTTGGAGAGTCTGGCGTTTGAATTGTTGATGAATAGACTTTTGTTGGCTGTAAATCTGGCTCCCCTGTCATTGCGGAGTTAGCCGATGAAATAGTTACTTTCGATAAGCCAGCGATGCGAAAAGAACAAACATCTTGCGGTATCTTCTGTTCACCCTCTTCGTTGGTTACGATTTTTAAATAGCTTGTAAAGTCAGGCTTTACTCTAAAGAGCCAATAAAGACTTTGGTCGTGATGAGGAAGTGGCAGACGCTTAAATTGAGCATTTTCAAACTCACCTTCCTGCCCTGCGACCAACCACTGTTCCAAGTTGTTTTCTAGCGTACACTTGGTTAAAAATGTGCCGTGTTTCTTGAGAAAGTCGTTCAAATCATTCAACCCTTCCCACTTGCCATTTTTTTGATCAACAAGGAAGCAAGGAATATTTAGAGCGGTGCATTTCTCGTGAACAATCCAAGCGGCCTCTGGTCCGGGCCTATGTCCTTTTCTAGGTCCTTCAGCGATGGGTTCATCGTTATCAAAACAACAAATAACTCGTTTCCCAGCCAGAAAGCGCCAGTCAATTTCATCAACAGCAAGGCCACGAGTAGCAACAGCGGTTGTCAGAGATTTACCTTTACCCTTTGGGTCAAATCCCGCGATAGCCGAAATCGCGTTGATGGCAGATTCAACTACAATCACCGTTTTGGCACGCTTCAAAGCAACCTTGTCTGGGATGTATGGATACCCACGCTTTTCGCCCATGGCCTTAGTCTTGTTGTCACCGTTTAGAGCCGGGTCAAAAAATCGTATATCGATACCCATGATCTCATTGGTAAACAAGCATCGACTTGGGAACGTAATAGCGGGTCCACCGTACCCAAGTTCGCCTGCGTTCTTGCTAGGGTTTGTCCAGTCGCTATAGCCAAATGCACCGCGCCTTTGCAACATATCAACCACTTCAGCAGGAATGCCGCGTTCGTCAATAAGATAAGCCCTGGCATCAGATGCCATTGATAACTGCTTGTCAGCCACCCACGCCAGCTGGCTTTGTGGCTTGTTTGGCTGCGGCGCAACTTCATCTGTTGGAATATTAAATTCCTCATGTAGCCACTTCATTGCCTCACTGGTATCAGTTGCCTGGCCACAATAAATAACGAGGTCAATACATGAGCCCTTTTCACCAGAGGTGTGATCTTTCCACATCTCATATCCAGCTTTACCTGCATTAAAAATGCTGACACTTGGATGCTTGTCAGGTCTATCTGGTGCTCGATAGTTCCCATTTGGATCTGGTCGTTCCATTCCCAAACGGTCAGCCAACTCATGTAAATCAATGATCTGTTTTAGTTGTTCTGCGGACGCCATACAGCGTGCCTCCAATTCTATGTAGTTCTACCCCAACGGATACAGGGCCAAAAAGACGTTCTAAATTTTGTTTTACCTGCTGAAACTCTTGAGACTTCAGCAGGTCTGCCATCGATGGATACTCTTGTTGAATGCGACCCCACACGGCCTTTTTCTTGTCAGGAGCGAGTTCACTCAGAGTGACCGATGGCATAGCACTGCGAGTTAAAACCGGCTCGGAAAACCAGAGAGGGCAAGTCCAGCCTTTATATGGTTTACAGGTCATAGGCATATAGTCGCCTTAAACATGCCGCGGTTATCCATAGCTCATGACTCATATGGCAACTGTGTGTGAGTTGCAGATTCATCACCTCTTCTTGATCGAGGTGGTGAATCTCTTGCTCATCAAGCTCTATATGTCCTGCCTGTTGCCACTCTTTAAACACCGAATCTTGTTCATCAACAAAAGCTTCACGATTAATAAACCCCTTTTGACGAACCATTTGCTGTTCAAGCTTAAATAGACACGCTCGCTGAGGTGCACTAAGTCTCGTAGCCATTAGCGCTTCAGGCATACGCCGCCTCCATGTAATTTGTAGCTAAACGTTTGGAGGGTAAAATTTGATGACGACGCCAAACTGAATTCTCGTTAAGCACTTCAAGAAGCTGTTCAGCGTATTGCTCAGGAACCCCTCCACTTGTCAGCCATAAGCGAATATCGGTAGGCCTTACGTTTAAGCGCTCTGCTACGTATTCCGCCATTAGCATTGCGCTCGCCCTACCGTTAAATACATGCAGATTGATATTGCGCATAGCAGCGGCTAATGCATTTCTGCGCATCTGCAGTACCATTTCTTCAATACTTTGCACTGTTTCCATACCTAAACTTCCTTATCGAGATGAATGAGAAAACACCGAAACACGACGATCTTTACTAACTAACACGGGAGACTCTCCAATCAGCTTCACAACAACATTTGGCCCTTGCTCCTCACACGACTCGACAATCGCCGCAGTTCTTGGGCTACCGTCGATGCTGATCACGTTGCCACGAACCACTTCATCGACAGAGATATGCTTTAAATTCTGTTGGCCTATCGAAAACATGTGCTTGCCTCCTGCATTGCAGAAACCATCGATTCACGATCGGGGGTTGTGTAAATAGCTGTCGTAGAAAGATTTGAGTGACCAAGTACGGCTTGAACACGACGAAGAGCATCTGGTGATGTGGTGCGCTCTAAAAAACGTTTAGCCCAGCTATGGCGCAGCCAGTGTGGGGTTCCCTCTGGCACCTCAGCTAAACGACACCATTGAGTAAATCGAGCTTGAAAACTACGGCGACTCATCGCCTGACGATTACGGCTAAGAAAAAGAGGACGCTCTAATCTAGGGGTATCCCACTCAATACCGGCACTCATGTCTTGATGAATTTTTAGCAGTTGCTTTAATGCATGGATGGCTGACTTATTCAGTGCAATCGGATGCTTCTTTTGCAGCTTGGCATTAGCAAATTGATAAACGAGATAGCCTTGTTCGAGACTGGCTTCTGCATCGCCAACGGTTAACCCCAACATAGGCAAGTTGTGGCGCACGGCTTTATTTGCATCTGGCCCAGCTAACACGCCTAATCGAACCGCAGTTTCACGCATTAGCAGCATCCAATAGTAATCTCGCCTGGCATAGACTCCATATGTCTGCTTTACCGTTTTGAACAGCTTCTTCTCTTCTTGCTCAGTGAAGTAATGCAGAAAATATTGACTGGATGACATGCCCTTATTAATTGATAGAGAGTTCATGGCCTACCTCCTTTGGCTTCGCCGTTGATTAAGCTTTGACTAGCGAGCGCAAGCGCTCTAACAACTCAAGAGCTGCCGCAAACACTTCTTGCAACTCGCGTTCTATGCGCTCAAATTCGTGCTGCTCTATGTCACCATCTTCTAGCGCATCCGAAATAGCACGGTTCATGTCACCAATTTCAGCGTGTAAAGTGCTGTAGCAGTTAAGTAGCTCAACGTCAGAAACAGAGCGGTAATCACCAAGGAAATAAACGGAGTAATTCAGCTCGCTGGCCATTGCTCGCAACGGGCCAACGTCTCCGGTAAATTGCATAGTTTGGAGGGTGTCAAACAAGCCAAGTTTGTGGCTAGTTTGATTAGGGTTGATTTCGTTAAACAGGACACCTGGTCTTTTATTTAGGTGTTGTTCAACTTTAGATATGTCGCCAAATGCCTTTAGCATTTGATGTAAAGCGTGCACCACTTGCGGGTAGCGTGGTGCCGCAATAGATAGATCGGTCATGTGACCTCCTAGAAAATTGATACGTTTCCAATTCTTAGAAGCCTGCGCTACAATCTACCGTAAGGATGAAATGGTGTTGGAGCCGTGAGCATAGAGGTTGCCGCCTCGCTCTAAGTCCCTACTGGTAGACTGTGTAAACAGACTTTCGGGCCCTTACTGGATTGCCGTCCGTAAGGGTTTTTCCTTTAAGCCGCCTGCTCATCAATAGGCGGTAAACCTAACTCCTCCTCTTTTTCAGCGACTGCTTTTTTCAAAAGAATACGAGTCATTTGTGCCAGTTTTCGGGAATCCAACGTTGCTAAACGTTCGATTCTTCGTCTTAAATCTAAATCACGAACCGCTACTTGTTCTGAATTTGGACTGCGTGTCATACCTGCTCCTTATAACAGATGTGTTATACTGCTTTTTTCGGTACAAATTAATTAAAAATTACCGAATAAAGTAATTTATATCATTTACGAGAAATGTTATTCCCGTTTTACGAATTAATCAAGCCGTTTTAGAAGGTTTTCAGGAATGAATTTTGAAGAGCGCCTCACTTTTGTGCTTAAAGATCGCAAAAAAACTCCTTGGGGCAACAGTTTAGGTTTTACTTCAACCAGCATTTCGACCATGTTTAATGGCCATACTCCAGGTCCAGAGTTTCTTAGTTCGATCCGCCGAGCTGAGAATGTCAATCTGAACTGGCTCCTCACCGGTGAAGGCTCACCTTATATCGTTGAATACTTCCAAACCGCTGATGCACTGTCTGATTACGTTTGCGCCATGATCCATGATGAACCATGGGTTGTTTACGTTTGTTCGCACGTCGACACCGCTTGCCTCGTTCTCACTCAGCCGGGCGCCTATGAATTCAAAGGCAAATTTGTTGATTACAACATGATCCATGTATTGGTTGGCCCGGGTGATGATGTATTGGCAAACGTGCTCAACGACCATAATTCAGATGGCGGTGCGGTATTTGTTCCTTTAATGACAGACAACGAACGTAAAGATTTGATGGCGGGTAAGATTGGTACATATGAGCTGCTTGGCGGTTTAGAGCCTTTACTGAATCCGCACAAAGTAGGCTCACATATCAGTGAAATTGAGTTTACAGGGGCAGGTTCCGGTGAAGCATCAGTTGATTTACCCACCATGCGAACCGTTATTCGCTTAGTTGATGAAAAAGAAACCGAGTTGCAGGCTGACCTCACCACGGAACAAAGGGCTCGTATTATCGCTGCGGTGTATAAGCAGTTAAGCCGCATCGAACAGCCAGTATCTGAACAAGCCTTTTCAGCCGCGATTGAAGCAGCGTTTGATGTGCTGATTGACTGAGTTTTATCAAACTCAAGTTTAAAGAACGCCAGAGCCAACACTTGTTGCTCTGGCGTTTTATTATTGATTTTCCTAGCCATATTCATTCCGAAATTATTTTTTCTTGTTTTAGATACAGCTTATCGTTTTTTGCAACGTAAGTTGCTGTGCCATCCGTCACATAGCGAATCTGTACCCATTGACCTAATTATCAGAGACAGAATGTATCCCTCCATAGCATAGGGATTATTTCTCTGTATGATGCTCGGCAAATGAAAAACCAAAGATTAAGACAGGCAAGGAAAGCAACGGGATTTTCACGTAATCAGGTAGCGAAATTCATGCATAAGTCGCCACATACGATTAAGTCCTGGGAAACAACGGCACGTCAACCTCGCACTCTGCGCGAGGTTGAACGCTTGTGTGATTTTTTGGGAATTACTGTAGCCTGGTACTTAACTGGGCAACCACCAATGAGGCCGATTTTGCCCAGTGAGAAAGAGAAGGAACTGCTAACCCTATTTTCAGAGCTAACAGATGAACAGAAGGAAGCGGTTTTAGAGGTTATGAGGGTGATGAACTAAAGGGGGTCATTACTACTGACACCCTTTAGACCTCAGCTCAATCTCGGCATATCCGCAACATTCTGCTTGGGAATAACAAATTCACCACTTAGCGTGTGTCCGTCCGTTCCCAGCACTTCAGACACTTTGCTGCACATCCACTCGGTATTAAACTCCTTTCGCGCATGGCCAGAGACTAAAATATTGCGCTCAGCTTGAACGCCGGGGATGAATGGGAAGTCATCAAAGGTCAACACATAGTCGCTGCGTTGCTCTTGATAAAGAACCGCTTCCGCAGCTGCTCGAGCTGCCTCTTCGTCAGGGAATATTTTACTCAGTTTCTTAACCTTACCCGTTGCCTCTCCGACTCTGACCATCTGCTTTTGCCCTTGCTCCACCGCCTGCCAGAACGCCTCTACCGCTTTGACGTTGCCAGAGCCTTTTAGCTCTATCTCAGCTTCTGTTTCATCGGTGATATGGACGGGGACAGGAGGCAAGGTTTTCCCGCTAACGCTTTGGTTATCGCCTCGCTCAAAGAACACCAATTTTTTATCTGCGATTTTCATGGTCGCACCATGTTCTTTCGCCAGCTCCGTAACTAAGTCAGCATCACTTTGCCCTGCTTGTACATAGTGACCAATCGTAATATTTGCATACTTGCCGCTCACTGAAGGGGTAAAACCGTTTCGACTGGCTATAGTCTCAACCAAGGTTTTTAGATTGGTACTTTGCCAGGTAAAATCCCGCTGTGTTTTAAAGCTTCCCCCTAGATTTGCCGCATCACCAGAGATCACTATTTGCTTATCCGGATTCCTGAGCTTTACTGAATTCACCGTAAAACTGCCTCTAAACACTAAGTGCTCTATATCTTTACCCGTATAGATTTGCATGTTCGCATCAGCTTTAGGAAACGCGACCTTACCATCATCAGCTAAGACTAACTCAAAGTTGTCACTTTCAAGGCCTGCCTCATCATTGATCGTCAAACTCACAAAGAATTCCCTGATGATTGGCGTAATGTCTTTGCCGTTTACCACGGTCTTAAATGGCGCTAATCCCATAGACTTATCTCTTCTTCATCTGCAGGCGTTTCAAGTTCAGGCAGGTGTATTTTTACCCCTGCTTTAAGTGGGTGTGGCAAAGCAGAAAGCCCCCGATTGGCTTTGAGTACCGCTTCATAGGCACCGGGTAAACCGTTGTAGTATCGGTAGGCAATATCATCAATCTGATCACCATCTTTTGATATGTAAGTCGTCATGGCTACACCTCGTCTGGATACTCTTTAATCTCTATGGTGAACTCAATTTTACGCGCAACGCCTTTGGTAAAAAGATTGGTTTTATCGACTTCCAAAGAGCGAATAGTCCATAAAGCGAGGTCATGGCCAAGACCATCAATCAGACGCAGCGGCTTCCCTTTATCACCTTCTGCTTTCATTTTGTCGGTCTGCCCTAGCCCTCCACGAAAATGCGGATAGATAGTGCCTTGAAAACGAAGGGTCGATAACTCCCCACCAATAAACTGCGAACGTGGCTTACGCCCGGTAAGATTATGATCCGACCATCGCCAAGCGTGAACCTCTCGAATGCTTTGTAGCGCAGCGGTATCGATACTGAACCGATAGTCCCCTAACGCCATCATTACATCTGCCATTCTATTTCCTTAATCTGCAAAGCTAACGTTGCGCCCACCTGGCTTCATTTTTTCCATCTGTTTCGCAACACGAAGCACCATTTTTTCGAGCTTATTCAGTTGCTCATCACTGGCATTGCCTTGAACATGGAAAACAGGATTAAAGTTGACCTGAGGCGGCGCCACCTGATTGGTCGACTGGCTGACTTGTTTAGCTGTACTGGCAATTTGAGTATGCTGAACCGCGGTTTGCTGACTGGATTTCTTAACACTATCACCAGGTTTAGGAGTATCTGAACCAAAGAAACCACCGACCCAGCCACCCAATGCTTCACCGCCCATTCCACCAAGTAACGCACCGGCTAAACCGCCTATCGCGGTACCAATTACAGGTACAACAGAACCTATAGCAGCTCCTGCCGCTGCGCCAGCCATCGCACCACCCATGTTGCCAACTGTACCGCCAATTTGAGTCGATTTTTCTTTACCTGATAACGAATCATCCATCATTGTTGAACCAAGGCTCAAAGCACCGAGAGCCGCACCGACATAAGGTAATCGACGAGTTAACCCACCCAATTTGCTAGCAGACGACAAAGCCTGTCCAGGCATGGAACGAGGGCGAGCTTTCCCACGTCTACGCTTTCTCCTGGTTCCTACATCACCACCGAATCCATCGGCTGGCATATTTGTCACGTAAACCTTAGACACATCGCCAGAAGGTAACCCGGGTAAACCTGCACCTCCACCACTGCTTTTGGGGCCTCGAACGAAATCCATCACCCCTTTACCCATTGTGTAAGCTTTTCGACCGGCCCAAACTGCACCCAATGTACCGGCTAATGCTGTAGCACCAGTAAGCACGTTTGCTAATGTGTCTGGGTCTAAGCTGTTAATTGCATCAGCCAGTTCTGCTATTGGCTCTGCTAGCTTTTTGTCAGCAAAACTCATCCAAGCTGTTTTTAAACTCATCATCGCAGCATTAGCGGTTTGAGCTGCTCGAGCAGAATCTTGAAGAACGGCGGTACCGTCGCCTTCAATATTGAGAAAACTACTGAATGCTTTTTTACCATCTTCACTCGAGAGCACTTTCATAAAACGCATAGCCTCATCACCAAACAGTTGACTGTATTGAGTGATGTCTGAATTTGTTGCAGCCATGATTTCACTGACGATTGAGGGTAAATCCCGAAACTTCTTTTCGCCTCGAGCAAGCGCTTCCTGGTCGAAGACCTGAATACCCAGCTTTTCTATATCTTCATAATTGGATGTAATGTCGGCTAAAACAGATTCCATCGCGCTCGCCGCTTCAGCTGCTGAGCCAGAACCCATTCTAGATATCTGCAGCATCGCCCCCATTTCTTGTACTGCTTTAGGGCCGGTACGTCCCATTGCTGCGTATGCTGCTGAAACTGACGCACCTTCTGCAGCAAGGTTTTGTAGTGTGAATGCACCGGCTTTACCTTGCACGACTAAAGTGTCGATCGCAGACAGCACATCTTCACTGTTTTTGAGGCCAAACTTTTGCGACATATCCGCAAACATTTCACCAACATCAATACCCGCGGCACCTGTCGCCTGCATTACTCGACCAATGTTGGCCATGTTCTCTTGAGCAAACTTAAGATCACCGGTTTTCTCAACAATTTTTTCAACTGCTGAAAGCATTTCACCCTGATCAACACGAATATCTGATTGCTGGGAAGTAGCGAACATCTCGTTGCGCAGAGTAGCCATCTCACCTTTGGTTTTTCCTGCCTGTATTCCCAGACGTTCATAGCGTTCTTCTAACCCCATAACAGCAACGGCGGAGCCAGCCCCTGCAGCACCGGTGGCTAACGCCGTCCATTGGTTACCCAGACTATCAATACCTTCGCCAACCTTATCGACACTACGACGCATTAGATCGGTTTTCTTAATAGCAGCGCCCATATCTTGGGTGTACTTACGAACGTTCTTACGAACATTAGCCAAGCGTTGACCCATACGACTGGTCGAGCGGCCAGCTCGCTGGTTCTCTCTACCTAGTCGACTTGTTTCGTTTTTTAAACGCTGAGAACTTTTACCCAGTCGCTGATTCTGCCGCTCTAGATCGTCAAAAGCTCGAGAGACAGACCTGTCAACCCGAGCTTCTACACCAATCCCGACAGAAGCCTTGTCATTAGCCATATCGGTTCTCTGTCTTATGAATTATCACTTTCTTCGTTTAGCTGGCTGAGGTTCTGACACTCCTCTAGCCATTCAAACAGCTCCGCTATGCTGAGTCTTCTGAGCTCTTCGATGGAGATTCCTCCACAGAACTTGGAAATAGCAAGGCAGACCTGGCGGCAAACTGCGGGATCGGCAACAAAAAACAGTCATACGCTTTTTGCAATTGAAGGTAATCATATTGAGCTAAACTGCCTATAAAATCACGAGTGGTGTTAGTCAGATTGGCAAACAAGTGCGCTTCATGTTCAGCGTTGTCGTCTACCAAGTTACCTTCGGCAATAATTCGACTTTGCTTCTGAGCCAGGATGACATCATTCGTCTCAGGAGGTCGCATTGTTAAATTCGCTTGTGGTGAACCATCAAGCTCTTTAGGTACCTGCAATGAAATTTTAATTGGTTGATACATGTTTATTCCTTAAATACCTAACGCTGAGTTGATGCCTTCACGCAAGTTCACACCGCCCACGCGGTTAATGCCTGATAGCAAGTCGATGTAAACCAGTTCAGACCCACCTTGCTCGATGCTGTATGTCGTCCAAGTGATCTTACATGGCATCTCTGCGACTTTTTTACGCTCGAGCTCACCCATATCAAGACCAATAACTCGGCCAGTCACTTTAACGACAAATTTCTCAACACCCATTGAGCTTTGAAGAGCAGAACGAAAGACAAACTGTTTCTCCTGTCCGTTTGTTAGGCCGAACAGTTTAATGGTCTCAGCGTTTGGCTCTGCAATGGTCACTTCAAGATCTTCAGTCTCAACAACACCCATATCGAGTTTAATCGCGCCAACCATACCGCCGGCAATATACTCTTCGACCACTTGATTCAGTGGAGGTAATTTTACTTTGGGCACCAAGCCCAACATTCCGCGGCCATCTTGGTACCAGACGTAATCCGCGAGAACTTTTGGAGGTCTACGTTCCATGATTGTTCCTTACTCAAAGATTACGTCAGCGTAATCATTAACGAAGTGGCTCGTCACAGTAATGTTTTGTGCGATACCAGGAGGGGTAAAGTCGTAATCGACATAAAAGTTACCCGCAATGATAGATTCCGGTGGGTTCAAATCAGGATCAGCCCAAGCGCCACCGCCATATAGGTGACCAGCACGAACTTCAGCATTTAAGCCGTTTTGGATTGAGTCCGTCACATCTTCTACAAATGTGGCGAGAATCTTACGGTCACGCGCCCATTTCAGGCTTGAGGTGATCATATCCAGAATCATGTCGTTGACGCGGACATGCGAGTTGAACTGCCATTTAGGGTCATCGCTGCAGCTCAAGTTGCCCCAGCTGCGATATCCATCATCGAGGATAACCGTAGTAATTTGGTTCTCGTTCAGCAGGTGCGCCATGCAGTTGGTATCCCCATCTACATAATCGATAGGAATTTCAGTTCCTAACGTGCCGTTAACTTTTCGGTTAGAGATTGAAGCGCTGTATCCATCATTTGGATCTTGGTCTTTCTGAATCTCCAAACCGAGCATGAAGGCACTCATAGGGACAAGACGACCGTGTGCATTTTTCATGCGTGGCCAGAAAAGCTCTAAACGCTTATCCCCCCATAGCTGGCGATAAGCAACAGCTTCTTCGTAAGTAGTGCCTGGGCACTCTCCAAATACCTTACAACGTAGGCGCGTTGCAATCGGTAACAGTTTGGTCAGCACCGATTGATTGCTTAAATACCCAGGCACAGAAAGTAAACGAGGGCGTTTCCCTGTTACCGCTTGAACATCCAAAATGGCTTCAATACCCGACTTCTCACCGGTTACTGGATCTACGCCACCAATGATATTGGCGATAGTTGCCGCCTCATCGGCTCCTTCTTCCACTCGAATCACGCAGATAGCACAGCGCTTTTGATCATAAACCGCGGTCAATGCATCGAATAATGTCCCTTTGGCATCTCCGACCATATCAAGCTTGGCTAGTTTGTGGACGTTACCAGCAATCAATACTGGTTTTTTATATGGGTAGGTTGCTGGATCAGCATCAGGGGCAGTACCAACAACCACAGCAAAGGATGTGTCCGCCATTTGCATTGGACGAACGCCACTGTTGTCAGTATTTCCAAAGATGCCATGTTTAAATTGTGATGACATGGTGTGTTCCTTTGTTGATAGAACTCACCTTCAGCGGCATCGTTTAAATCAGTGTATGGGTTTAGAGCAAGAAAAACAGGGGCTAGTTTTCTGGCGGTGTTGGCCATGGGTTTTCGGCTTGGATTTTTGCTCGCTCTTGAACGGCTAAATCCATTAATCGAGTGTATTCGTCTTGGTCTCCCATATGTTTTTTGATGTCAGCTTCTTCTAAATAAGGGCGAACTCGACGGGTGTATTCTGATTGACGAAATTGATCTACTTTTTGTTTATCTTCTAAGTGATCGTCATCCGTATTCCTCACTCGCCATACACCATTATCGCGAACAAGCTGATCGCCAAATTGACAAGTAAGCGATTGCCACCCCTCACCAAAATCCACAATATGCTTTTGCCCTAAATTATCAATATAGAATTGTTCAAGAGCCAAGTCCGCCACACTGACAATCTTTTCACCATCAAAACGTAGCTGATCAAACTGCGCGGTTTCTTTCAATATCTGACCGTGTTTTTGAGGCTCACTTGTGCGCCCCAAAATCAGGTCGTTTTGAATAATTGCGTACATCACACCCTCTCTACATCAATCGTTGAAATAGACTTTTGCCAACCATTGTGACCGTTTACTGCTGGATCAGTATTGAAACAATATTGACCAAACTCCAGATGATTATCCAAGGACACCACATGCGTGCCACGATTAAAGGGCATCTGACAAGAGATAGGAACATTTTTGTCATAAATGTAACCAATTACCCCTGCGCTAGTGCCCAAGTGCATCCTTTGCTTTACGACTTTCGCACTATCGCAATAAGCAGTCAGGTATCCATATCCTTGAGCACCATCAACTACTGCACCAAACACCGCATCAATGCGAACATTACAGATAAACCCTCGGGCATAATCATTCAACATTTCGAGCCGCATACACTCCACATCTTGAGTAGGTACATTCAGCCTAAGCGCTGCGGCGGTTTCCAAACGTCCGATCTTAATAGGCAACTCTGTCACATTGCGATAAGCAGTCACCACCCCACTTTCAATCGCAGCAATCAGCACATTATCTAACGTAGAATCAAATGCACTGTTTGTTTGTGGCTGACTTGTTGGGTTATAAGAAGCACTGGCTAAATCTTCTAGATAAAATCCCGAGAGCATGTTAAATCGCAAATGGTACGTTTTACTTAAATCAATAGTGAATTGACGCTGTTCAAGAGCGTAGTCAGACGCTTTAATTCGATTCCATCCACGCAACGCAATGACATTGCTTTCCGCTACCGTCAAGGTTGTTCCTGACAAGGTTAATACGGCTTTGTTATCACTGGTTAATGTTTCAGGATAAATGGGCAGATGATTAAGCTTGTCCTCTAAGCTTTCGTTTATATTGGAAAGCGTGGCGACTCTTTCCCACGGTTGCCATTGTCCTGATATTTGATAACGAACAAATTTCTTAACCTTTGTTCCGACTGGTTCAATCGAAAACAGCACATCTTTTGCATTGCCATAGTGCGTAATATTACGGTCTAAGAAAAAATGATAGCCGTCCGTCAAACTGTCCGGATTGTGCGCAGGGCTATTGGTGAAATAGAAATGCCCTTCCCCAAAGTTTTTATTCAAATCATTACTTGGATTCAACTGGGTTTTTCTTAGATATTGATTATGTGGATCATCAGCATCCAAATGAAACTTATCTCTATCATCGACATAATCACGTGTTGCCGTCACTATCGTTGGATCAATCATGACAATTGGCTCTAATGAGGTTACCGCAAACGTCATCTCGATAAAGATGTCGTTGACTTCACCGCCATTGTTACTGCCTGACAAAATCGGAATACGAACCGAATTACCCACTGCATGCAGATAACTATTCCCATCAAAAGTAGCGACCGCAGCAAATTCACGAACTGCAATATCGACTATGTTATCTGGAATCTTGGCCCACACTTTTAGCTGAGGGACCCCATCTGGCTCTGATGGGGTAATCTTCTCCATACCAGTGACTGGTATGCGAGTTATCTCATTAACAAGCGTAGTTTGTGTTCTTGAAGGCTGAACATAAACATCATTCGCATCACCAATTGCGATATGAGTGAAGTTGATCGGTTTATTATTCAGCTTACCGTTAATCTCGGCATTCTCACCTGTAAGAGTAAGAATGGAACCGTAACTGAGTTCAGATTCTGGAATACTCATGTTATCTCCAAAGGTAATGCTCCAGAGCGAATAATCATACCAAGTCGCATAAAGCACACATTGTTGCTATTCACTGAGCTCGTAATATTCTCTGTTCGCCACGGGCCGCTGCGAACTATCATACCCATTCGGCTGAGTACGCTGTTCTTTACAGGATTACTGACCTGGCTTGTGATTGAAATGCTCTCAAGGTGAGAGCGCGTATTCTTCGCGTTGTTGACCGCTTTGAATATCTGGGGAACAGTGTTCTCATCGATGTCTGAATTACGTGCCTGTAAATTAACTCGGAAAAAACCGGGGCGTAGTTTTGCTTTATCTTCAAACCACTCTGTGACACTTAGACCATCTTGACGAATCGACTCAATACTCTTATCCAGTGCGTATCGGGTTCCTTTGTAGATGTGGATCTCGATTGCTGCTGCAATAACATCACGCTTTGTTATTTCGTCCCAGTTTTCATCCCAATCATCAACGCTCATCTCCCACGCCAGATATGGCAGTAGATCCGCTCGACATTTATATGGGTCCAAAAAGTCTTTGATATCCCGCTCAATGAGGGCTATTTCTTCAAAGAAAATCTGTTCCATGACCCGTTCTAGCGGAGATGCAGAAGGTGGTAATTTGCTAACAAACTCAGGCTGACTCAACGGGAACCCCTTTTTGACGAACCACTATTCCGGTGCAATATGGCGCCTCAGATATCCCACATACGATCTTGGCTGAAGGAGATACAATATCCACATCTTCAACTGGCTGAAAGCTCACCGTGTTCTCACTGTCGTCTTTCTGTACATGAGCAGCTGCATCAATCAATGACAACGATACATTGCGAGCTAATCGGTGCGTTTCATCCGCCAAGCTTCTCAAACGTTTACTAGCCACGGCCAGAGTTTCACTTTCACCAGGACCATTTGGCAGATCTAGTTCCACTTCAATGCTGTATTCTTTTATGGTCGCTGAAAGTACCGACAACTCGTCATTAAGCGGACGTTTAGTTTTAGTACTGACGTACTCGAAAACTTTCTGGCGAAGCGCTTCTGATGCGACACCATTGCCTGTCCTGCTTAAGATGTACAACTCGACCTTAAAACCATCAGGGCTGTGAACTTTAGCATCAAGAACATCTTCATCTGCAGCAAGCGCATGAAAGATATAAGCACCGTCAGGCCCCGCCGTAGAAAAACCTTCAGGTGCCATCTGAACCCGGCGGCGAAACTCTTCTTCCGTTTCGTTTTCAAACTTTTCAACTGGTCGCCAATCTGCGAGACGCTGCAGGTTGGTTCCGGTCGCATAGGCAACCATGTTTTCTAGTGAGATATCTTGAAATTCTTGTCTAGCCCGGGTGACTTCTTCAGACATGGAAGAAAAAGCATTGTAGATAGGATCGCCTACTTTCGGCACAGAGACTTGGGATAGCTCTGCATAACGCTTTAACATCCGCTCACGAATAAAACGCGCATCGAGCAACTTAACCACTTCAGGAGGTGGTAGCTGCGAAATCTCTATTTGGCTCATAAACTCAACCCTGAGATTTCAACCACAGAGCCATCAAATAACAGCTCAACTTCCATCGATAAAGTCACTTGATTTTCTCCATGTACTAACCACGATTTCACCAGTTTTAACTCGTCATTGAATCCGTTTGGAGGGTGAGACAAAGCGTCTGCGACATCGGCATAGATGTCGATCTCTAGCTCAGGTGTTACCTTTTTATCCACCCGGCTTGGTAGGTTCGAGCCGTATGGTCTATCCAGCGGCAAAGATCCTCTACGAGTTTTGAAGCAGCGTTGAATACGTTGCGTCAGTTCTTCAACACCCTCAATAATCTTGCCTGTTTTCTCATGTATGCCTGTTGCCATGCTAACCACCTGCAAACACGTCAGCTGAACCAGTTGCTACAGAAGAACCACATACAACAGGGTCACCTATACGCCCCAAAGCTTTTCCATTGACAAAGACAGAGCTACTTCCATTTGCGAGTACACTTGCATGTGTTTCTGGAATAGATGGGCAAGTGTGAGGAGCCCAACCATCCCCCTGCCGATGCACTGCAATTCCATTACAAAAAACATCAGGACTTCCTGCCACGGACGGTCTCGGAGGCCAACATCCGTGACCTGTACATTGATCCCCTACTCTTGCTACAGCTGACATGTTTCTTCCTAGTTCCAATCAATTCGAGGTGCGGCAAACGACATATTACCGCCTGCGGTGAAATCCATCGTTCCACCACTCGTCACTGATAAATTCCCATCAGTATGAACCATGGCATTACCTGTAATATGAACTTGAACATCTCCTGCAAACTTTGCGGAAAAGCGACTATTGAGCATGTCGTATTCCAACCATGTACCGTCGGGAAACTCTCGGAAAAACAGATTAATGTCGTCTTTCGGTTGGTCACGACTCATCTGGTTGAGACTCGCCACAATAACACCACCTTGAGTATTGAATTCCTTCACAACCAGCACGAGTTCACCCTCTTGATGAGGAGCAAAATCCTTCACCGCACCGGCATGACCAACATCCGATGGAATCCAATTGGTTGTTAAGTCAGAAGTGAACTGGACTTTATAGCGAAGCGGTTTGGCCTGAACCTCAACAATGGTACCAATTTGGATCATCTGAGAGATTAACCGTACTAGCTGCGCCTGAGTAAACTCACTCATTGTTTTCGCCAACCAAATCAGAGATAACTAAATAATCATCTTTATGCGCTTCACCAATATTTGGTGGTAGGCTGACATGAATTTCAGTGGGCACTTCAGAAGGTCCTTCAGGCAACCAATCAACCTCACCACCAAAATCATAAGGGCCAGCCACGCATTCACAGATAAACCAGCCGTCTGGTACCTCTTGCTGTTGAGAAGTGATCACCTTCTGAATGGAGATGTTGCCTGCGGCAGACGAGGAACAAAACAAACGCCAATCTTTTAGAAATGTAAGTTCAGCGTTCTCGACGTCAATGCCTTTCGATTGTTGGCCACAATAAATACGACCAATAGCCATAAAGTTCATGCGTGTGTTGTAGACATCACCTAGCGGACTTTCGCCGGTGTACACTAAGGTCAAAACCCCTGGGCGCAACTCTTCATTTTGGTATGCAGCACGTTCTTGCCAATTACGAGTAACTGTTCGTTCAGGGCTGTGTTTTTTAAATGCAGCCTCAATACTATTCATGATGTCACTAGGGGTAGGTTGAGTCATACCAAGCTCCTACATTTTAAAGCCTGCGGCTTTCATTCCAGCAGCGACAGAGCGCTGTAAAATCTGCGCTACCTTATCTTGAGTTTGTTCTGCAGCACGATCGTAAAAATCATTAGCAGCAGTGCCGTTTCTAGCGATTGAACGTGCAATCATAAAGGCTAGGTCTCGTTGATCATGTTTGGGATTATTCGGTTGAATCCTTTTGACTCTCACCCAATCCAAAACTGACTGAATCGGTGGAATACCTTGAGGACCAGTTTCACCAACAACAAAAGCGTTGTAACGTAAAGAACTGGTTACCATTCTCTGCAGCTCTCCAACCTGATTAGAGCGTATAGAATGAGTTAATGTAGATTCGGCTTTCGGTGCCTCTTCTCTTGCTGCTCGAGAGACCAATGAACCCGCGGTGCTAATTCCTGCCTTTAAATGCTTGTTCAACACATCTGGAGCAGTTCTGAATGCTTGGTCCAATGCGGACGTATGAAGTTCAACACTTAACTCACGCATTGTTTACTTGCCTTTCAAAAAGCGTCATCAGTTGCTCATGGACTGCAGCTGGCGTTCCATTTTTCGCTTCACCACCAATACTATTGCGTACAGAAACCGTTTTGCTGAGTTGATGAATGGCTATGTATTTCACTGCTTCTGCCATACAGCGGAGCAACAACAAAGGTTCGTCTTGCACATCGATGTTTATCGTTTCGTTCACTATTTTCCGACAAGCATAGTAGGTGTAAGAGAAGTCTCGCCCACAGCTCATAACAACAGAATCAGCAGGGAAATGTGAGAGCTGAATCCACTTCGTATCACTGTCATCATCAATAACCGATAACCTAGGCAAATTTCGTGGGTACCCGGTTTCCCAAGGCTGTTTTGCTCGTTGACTTTGTCCATAGAGCACGTTGCGAACACGAATCAAACCAACCGGTGCTTTGTATAGCAGTTGGTTGGACATAAGAGTGAAAGTGGCTATTTTGATTTGGGGGCGATAACGGCTTAAGTCAGCCAGGGCGACCTCTATAATTTGCAGTTCGAGGCCTTCAAGCAGTTCTGCGCTATCTTTCAATGCCTTCTGCAACTTGGTTGTTAAATCGGTTACGTTCACATCCCACCTCTTACTTTCCAAGAAGCTATCCCGACGACAAACAGCAAAATGACCCAGATAAGATCACGGTTATATTGAGACTTCACTGAGGCGCCAGAAATAGCCTGCTCCAAAGGAATAAGGCGCTTAAGCGTTTCATCAGATACCTTTTGTATCCGGCGAACAGTGCTTTCTAAATTGTTGTGTTTGGTCTGCAGTTCTACCATTTGCCTCATCAGCTCGGTTTGCTGCTGCATGCATTCACGCATCTCACTACGAAATGCGTGAAACTCTGTTTGAGAGACAGGGCTACCGGACATCTGCCCCTCCACGTAGTTTTGAGGCGACACTACCTAAAACTCCTGCAGGCATTACACCCGAGGAAACTTGTTTATCCTGGGAGCGCTTATGGATATTTAGGCCAAGTACAGTCAAAGCCACAGAGAATAAGCCAGTTAGTTTTGCCGCCCCTGTAAACGCTGCTTCTGTATGTTCGGGATGAATGAGCATTAACAACGCGATACCAAAAAACAAAGAAGACCATGCTAGGCAGACGGCATACCCAAAAGTCGGACGCCAACGACGAACGTATGAATCTTCACTATCCAGTTCCGCTTTCATGAGTTTGTGTTGCTCAGTGAGAGCCAGTTTTCGTTCAGCACTTTCTAGTTCGGCATGTTGGTAGGCAAGTTCACGCAAGCGAATACGCTCATCACTTTCCATCTGCTTAATTTTCAGCAATGCATCTGGGTTGTTTTTTAGCTCAACTTCAATCGCCTCTGGTGTATTTTCAACACCCAGCGTATGCGCTACAAGCGCCCCAACACTACCGCCTACAGGTCCACCAATTAACCCACCTACCAATGGCGCTGCGCTAGCGATCATGGACTTAACTTTATCCCACATAGTGGCTCCTTAGTTGGTACCGTCATCAATGACGGTACCAACCATTAACTTATTGTTCAGTAATAGCTTTTAACTTAGCTAGCGCATCTTGAATCACTTTCAGTTTTAACTCGTTGTCGCCAGCGGCCAAAAGCTCAACTTGCAGTTCGCTTTCGTCTTTACCTTCCAAAGACTGCGCATACTTCTGAGGGTCAAATTCACGATCTTCTTTACGCGCTGCGAGCGTGTCAGTGATCTCTTTGAGCAATGTTTTGCGTTTGCTGTCTGATTGTTCCAGCTCTGCTAAACGTTCAAGTTCGTCGTCTTCGAACAAGGAAAAGAAAGACTTGATGTCTTCGACTTTTTTCTCTAGCAACTCAGAGAACACGGCATCTTGAAAGGCACCGGCATCGGCTTTGTTTGGATTTTCAAAATGAATGATTGGTAAGCGTGCTGCAGTATTTGGCTGCACAACCGTTGTACCGAAATATTTCGGCGTAATGCCAAAGTTGATGTACAGAACTATGATTTGACGGTTGGTTTCCGGCGCTGCCGAAACAAAGCGAGCATCGACTTCACGCGTCTCACCTGGTTGAACAGAGCGGCCACCAATATTGACGGTTTGTTTTTCGTTGTTTGTAAACGCAGTCATGACAGGCATGATAATTCACCTTCTTAAGTTAGGAAAAAAGCCCCCATGACTCAATTCAAAGTAAGGGGGCCAGGGCTCGCACTATCGGCTAGTGGCTGAATAGAACAGTACGCTGGTAAAGCGGTTACGAATTGGTTTAGGACAGTGAATTGCGTTGTACTCTTCACCATAGGCTTCTTTGCCACCTTTGAGCTGTCCATTTGCATCACGCGCTTCTTGCATTTCGCTAAGGGTGAATGGCTTAACCACGGTGTAGGTCAATGCACCTTTCTGTCCCATGATGATACGTTCATCACCCAGGTGTGTTGCCGGTGCATTGGTTGAGAACGCTGGCAATGACTTGACCATTTCCAGATCACCTTGAGATGTGGTGTCGGTACCACTGCGCTTCATAGAGGCAACAAACGTTTCTGCGTTGGTACAGGTATCGTTCAGAGTGTTCGACATTAGTAGGAAGTCTGGAGTAACAAAGCGGTCATCTTTCATAATCGCTTTACGACGGCCAATTGCCTGCAGCAGCTTGTTGTAGTGCTTCTCTGGTGCCATACCATCTGGAATATCACTATCTACTTTGACAATGTTGGTTGCGTAGCTATAGGTAATTGAAGCATTGGTAGCTGTTACTGACTTCAATTCGCCAGCCTCATCAACGAGAACCAACTTACCTAGGTTGTACGACTGAACCACGTAATAAGTGCCTGCCGTTTGCTTACCAGAGCCGTCGAACGGCTGAACCTGTTGACCATCAATCGTTAGCGTAATTGGGTTCTCTGGCGCACCAACCGTATTGCCTTGCAAGTCGTATTGTTGATGCGGCGCCACAATCGGGAATTGAGCCGTTTTGATGATGTACGCGCCCTGCAACTGTGCAGCGATGTCTTCATCATTTGCCTTTGCAGCTAGGTGTGAATCGGCTACGCGCTGCATGGTGTTGACGATGCGACGAGCAACCAGCTCTTTAATGATGCGGCTAGCCGTAGCAACATTACGCCCCCAAGCGTCCCAGTTAATGGTAGAAGACTTGGAAAAATGCATGAGCTCGTTCGAGACTTCAAACGCCACTTTCATTGGCAGAACGTAAGCCAAGTCCATACGCTGTGAGTTTTTCACTTTCGGAATAGTGTTGTGCTCAAACACAATACCATCCCCCATGATCGCCGACACATCACGGTTCTCATACGGAATGTTAGTAGTTGCAGAGGCGCTAAAGTCGGTTAGCGTTTGTACCAGCTGAAGAACATTGAGATCAGACAGTGCTTCACGAATCACTTCACGTTGAACCGATACGGGTAACTCAGTATCTGAAATGACGTTTGCCCCACCCTGACCTGTCAGCGCTAAACGCTCTGCATGAATTTGGCGGTGGTGAAGGCGATCAAACTCCGCTAGGACCTGGCGCGCAAAGACTGGCAGTTCTTTTTCTTCAGTTAGGTTGAGTTGGCCTAAGGAATAAGTATTGGTGTTACGCAGAGCAGAGTGAATTTGTGATTGCAGTTGTAGGCTTTCTCGCTGTTGGTCTGGCGTTTGTGTCACAGAGCCAGCGACATGGCCAAAGCCCATCTCACCCAGTTGCACTGATACCATCTTCTGATTGCCGTGGCTGATTTGATTCTCAGCAAGCTTGGTTACTTGCTCTTCTGTCATCTCAGTGGTGATCAAGTCTTTGGCTTCTTTCAGCTCTTTTTTGATGTCGTCGCTCAGCCCTTCGGCGTTATCGATCGCATCAGTGAAGATTTTCACTCTCGCTTCAAGCTTTTGTTGTTGCTCGGCTTGTGCCGTTGCCGTTTTAGTCGCTTGCTCACCAAGAATACGGACTACGTCTTCTTCAGTCAGTGAGCCGCCATTTAAGTTGATAACAGGAGTGTCTGTAGTGCCAGATGCTGACAGCAACTTAGCTGTATCAAGTACCTGGTCACTTAACGATTTAGCTTTCTCTTCTTCACTGACACCATTTAGAGAATCAGTTAGAAGTTTGACCATTGCAGTGTGTTGCTCTGCTGTCAGTTTTAAACCTTTTAGCTGCTTTTCAAACAGCGCAATAAGTTGTTTCCACATGGTTTGACGTTCCTCGGAAAATTTATTAGCTAAAGACTCGGAAAGATAAGTTGGGCAATCGTGAAGACTGGCTTCACTGAGTTCGATTTTGTCTAAGTTCTTGATGCACGGTCTGGTAACTAGACCTGCTCCAAGTAGCGTTGGACCAAACTGTTGGTATTTGCCATCTTGCCCGGCCTCATTGCTGACATAGTTAGGATGAATTTCAGCAGATAAGTATTTAAAGCCATCTTTAGTGACCTTATTAATGCCGAGTTCGTACCACTCCACCTCTGCTCGTAAACGACCGCGGTCGGTAAACAGGCGTCTTACCACCGCCCCAGCCCCATCTTCAGGTTTATGGGCTATATCAATATTAATCTCCTGACCAAACACCCCTTCATTGAAGTTCTTGATCATGGAATCAAACATCTGCTGGGTCAGTTCAAACTCGCCATAGCGCGGATCATGAAATGTGCCGGTTCGGGTAATGGTGACGATGCTACGTTTATTTGAGGTATCCACCTTTACGGCATCGGAAAGCAGGTGAATCACACCTTGAGCTGTTGAAGAGGAAAGCGCCAGTACAACACTAGCTGCGAGGTGAGATTTAAACATGAGATTTCCTTTGCCTATAAACGAAAAAAGCCCCTGATGAATCAGGGGCTCGGTCGCCAATTACAGGCAGTGTGGAATAACGTAATAACCGTTTGGAGGGGATACAAACACAAAGTTGTCAGTTTATGGCGCATTTTTGGGAATGCTAAATTTCCCCATCAAACCTATATGTGTATTATTGCATTAATACTAAATTGGAATTGGATGAACTATGGAAACCACTAAGCTAGCTATAATAATTGGCGTTCTACTCATTGCTTTATTTCTGCTATATCGAAAAGCTAAACAGCTCCAAGAACAAAATCAAGCATTTGAAACTCGCTTTAAAGATGTTATTGACGCCGACAAAGAAAGAGATGCTGTACTCCAAGAAAAAGAACAAATTCTGCATGAAACAAAAGAATTAATCGAGTCTTACAATTCAAAGCGTGAAGTTTACGAGCGACTGAAAGCCGAAGTAGCTATCTACGAAAACGACTTAGACATGATTCACCAAGGTTTTTACGAACCCGTTTTCGATTTTGACACCTCTGAATTGTTCAAAAAACAGATAAAGTCAATTAAAGATGAACAAAGGCAAATGGTTAAGGATAAGCTAGCTATTTATTGTAATACCAATTGGACCGTTGGAGACAGTAAAGCCGAGGGTCGCAAAATGATCAATAAAGCGATTAGGCTAACTGCTAGAGCGTTTAACAACGAGTGTGATGCTGCTATAGCTAACGTGAAGTGGAACAATGTTGACAATATGATCAAACGTATTGAAAAAGCATTTGAAGCCATAAATAAGTTAAACGAAAGCAATGACATTAATATTTCATACGAGTATTTAGAACTAAAAATCATCGAACTTCAGTGCACGTATGAATACAGCAAGAAAAAACAAGAAGAGAAAGAAGAGCAAGCTGAAATTAAACGCCAGATGAGAGAGGAAGCCAAGCTCGAAAAAGAGATGGCTAAAGCTCTTAAAGAAGAAGAGCAGTTTGAGAAAATGCTCAAAAAAGCACAAGAAGAAGCTGAAAGAGCTAGTGGTGATAAGCTAGATAAGCTCTTGCAGAAAATTGCCCTACTCAACAGTGAGCTTGAAGAAGCCCACGCTAAGAGTGAACGTGCAAAATCCATGGCAGAACAAACCAAGGTTGGTCACGTTTATGTGATATCCAATATTGGTTCATTTGGCGAGGATGTTTACAAAATTGGTATGACTAGACGCTTAGAACCAATGGAACGGGTCAAAGAACTTGGTGATGCCAGTGTTCCATTTACGTTTGATGTGCATGCTATGATCTACTCAGAAAATGCTCCTGCTTTAGAAAATGCGCTACATAAACAATTTGACTTCAATCGACTAAATCTAGTTAACAATCGTAAAGAGTTCTTTGCTGTGAATCTCAAGGACATTGAAGAAGAAGTTGCCAAAATTGATCCTCAAGCAGAGTTTATCGAAACAGCAGAGGCTAAAGAATATCGTGAATCGAAAGCTATACGCCTTAAACGAGCAGATTTGGAAAAAGCACAAGAAGTTCAAGTCGACCATTTTCCCGAAATGGCATAACCTACCGAACTCTGCGCCAATGAGCCTGATTTTTACATCAGGCTTTTTTATGAATCGGCACTTTTACCCAGCGTTTGCAGCGACACAATGCCTCACCTTCGATTAATTTCACACAACGTGAACGGATAATTCCTTCACTATCACAGATTCGATGACCACAGATGCAGGTAACTTCACTGACTTTCTTGTTTTGGGTGTTAGCTTGTGACTGATAAGCGGTAGCAGTATTCATTGTTGTTGGCTCCTAGCTATTGGCATTTTGCCTTTTAATATCACTGACGTAGCCATTATATCGATTTATACGTGGAAAACAGGGGGCAAGTTATTCACAGGCTCGCAGTATCAACCCCTTTACGCTTTAGTGCAGGCTCCAGGTGTTTCCATGGAGTTGCAATCATCCCCTTAGTTAAATGCCCTTGGCGAAGAGCCGAAACTTTCTTATCGTGACCGAGTACTGCTTTCTGTAACTCTTTACTTTGGCTCTTAAGCCAATCTAAGTGATTGGTTTGCCCGGCTCTATCCTCATCTGATACCTCATCAACAAACACCACTTGTTCATAGCTAAGTGTATTGGGATGCGCTGGCCATGGACTTTTACCCTGAGGATAAACCCCTTCTCCTAACCCATATAAATTTGCTTTGGCGTGCATATCGCAGATATCTCTTTTCGGATGATTGGGGCTAAGTTTGAACTTGGTACCAACAACAAACTCATCTTCAAATGCCGAGTTCTGGAACGCCACTCCATGAGCACGGTTTATTTCAGTGCGCATTACTCGCTTAATTTGATGGTATGGAGCGCCTTGATCATAGATCAGTGCATCCTTCATTTTTTTGTTTATCGCAGACCCGCTCGCCATATTCATTTGTTGTGTGATATTGAGTGGTACCGCTTCCGCCCTTTGTTGGAACTCTTGCGCGGCATCAGCTGCGGAGTTACCCAAAATGACCGCACGTTCTACCGCTTGAATTAGCTGCTCTTTTGCATTTCGGTGTACGCGCCATAGGCGATCACTAAGTTGTAAACCATCTTTCTGTTTCATCGTTCGCACCGCTAACACCGCAGAGTCAATGGACTGCGATACCCTCTCAACAGGAATACTGGTAGAGAACGTATTGCCACCGTTCTTGGCTGCTTCAACAATATATCCCTCAATCATATGCGATTGAGTTTGATTGATTTGGTTAAGAATCTCTTCAATTTGCCTAGTTAGCACTTGCAACTGGGAAAGACGAACTGTCCCCATTTCATTGGCAGAATTAGTGACTAGTTGCTGAATTTCTGCCAGCGCAGAACGATACAATGCTGTGAGCTCTTTCATAGCCTGAGAATCAAGCTCATTCGTCGCGCTTTGTGCAGATTGCATAGCACGACGAATCGTTGCCTTAATTTGAGTCCGTTGGTTATCGGCCATTACATTTATCCGTTGCTGATAGAGGTGGCGCTTTCACCTTTCGGCTGATTATTTGGGGTAATGCTGACATTCGGCTTTTGCTTTTCGTCGTCTTCGTCGTCCAGCTCGTTATGCTCAGGATATGGGTCTTTGCTGTTAGCTTCTTCTTCTCGCATCGCTTCGGCACGTTGCACGTCTACTCCAGCAGATTCCCAAGCAAGTTTACGTGGCATACCAAGTGCCTGATATTTCAATGCCAGGTCTGCGCGTTGGTTCTTACTGTCTGTCATGCGTTCCACAAACTGAATTTGGAACTGGAAAGAATCGGGGTTTAATCCAGCCAGTAACAGCTGCAACTTAAAACCGTCTTCATAGACATAAGCCAAGGCGTCTTGCAGGGTGTCGATTTCTTCGTAGTAGTCGCGTTTTAAATCCTCCAGTACATCCCGGGCTAAACCATCAACGTAACCAAATAGCCCTTTTGGGGCAGGAGCTCCAGAAAAGAACGCATCGACCAGCAAAGTGATATCCGCTATTTGCTCCATGTTAGCATCACCACCAACCGCACTCACTGTCAGCTTATTCCCATAAAAATCTGTCGCAATTTCTCCCGATTGTCCTTCGACACGCTCTCTATATTCATCCAGTGCTTTTTGATCGGCGCCATCGAGAGAGTGAGCTAATTTCTGGGGAGCTCGAGTACGACGCCTAATGACAAGATCCTCTTCCGTCATAATAAGCTTTTGCCAGATGCTTCGTGACGCATCAAGATAGGGTCTGCCCATGCATCCCATGTCATCATAGTTGTCCGGGTCTAATCGACTAACGGTAAGTTGCCATAGCGGGAATGTACACAACTCCTGATAAGTGAGCGGGTCCACCTGACGGAATGCTTGTTTCACGTTCTTGAACCGACCCGACTGGTCAACGATAGGTATAATCGTTTCTGTTGGCATGCGGATAGAACTAGTTACCTGGCTGAGTTCGTTCACCACCCATTGCAATGGTAAATTTCCTTCTTTGGCCAAGCCCGAAGCATCGCTCATTAGTTTGCTGCGATTGTTAAGTTGCAGTCTTAACATAAACTGCTGCCAAAGCTTATTTACTCTGGCGCTTTCTTTGCCTATCCAGTGCAGTTTCAGTCCACCTTTAGTCGCATCCCTAGCAATGCGACGATGAATTTTTTTTACCCTAGGGTCGATACGGTCCATATGACGGAGCATAACAATTGAAGCTCTAAGGTTTGGGTCTATCTGCATTTGTTCATACAAATACTGTACCGAGCGTTCAGGGTCCGCAATATGACCTTTCTCTGAGGTTTTCTCACCATGCTGGTTACCAGCGGTATTAGGCGCAGAAGGAAGAGGTCTACCTCTAATTGCTAGCCATGCGTTTTTAATTCGGCTCATGTTAAGTTCCTTAATAAATCTAAGCTACTTGGTGCGCCCAAGAGTTGATCGCGGGTCTTATGGTTGATGGTGATAATACTTGGCACTGGTGCTGCTCCTTGTGTAACTAGAGCCCAATGACTTGCCATGTGCGCATCAAAAAGGTCATCTCCAATCGATTTTTTCACCATTTGATAACTGCTATAACTCCCCGCTTTCACCGGGGACGGTTTGATATTTTTGATTTGCCTAGGTAAGTTGACGTAGTCCTCTACGGCTGGGTCGGCTTCCCTATCATCAACATAAGGCAACACCATTTGACGATTGTGATAGGCGCTTCGAAGTGATTGCGCCATTTGGTGTTTGGCCATGCCTTCAAATCGTAATGGCGAAAACGCCCATTCGGGCCAGGTGGAAGCAGTACTTTCACCATCACCAATTGCACGACGGTCTATTTGCGTTAAACCCTCAGCAAATAGATCATCGTTAACCTGCGTTATTAACCCTATTCCAAAGGCGTCGCCTATTGCATAGTCGGGTCTGAAATAACGCCAAAATCCCACGATATCTTTTCTAATAACGCTCTCATCTGTGCTTGGGTGCCAAGTTTTAGCGAAGATGACTATAGAAAAGTTACCTACTTGTTCTTCGACAACTAGCGAGGAACGAGAGGAGGCTAGGTTTTCACCGTGACCAGTGTGGTCATATCCAAATGCGAGCACGCCGCGTTTTTTGTAAAAAGTGAATGGGTCTGGTTCAGAGGGCTCTAATCCAATCTTGGCACCCACCTGAATTGCATAACGGATATACTTTTCCCAAATGAGGTTCTTGGCTGCTACGTTAATACACAGTAACTGACGGATATATTCATCTTCTGGGAGCTGCTTGCGCATCGACATGATGAACTCTTCATTGAGAATCCCAAGTTCTATTCCTAAATAACAGTCCACAGTTGGCAAACAGTGGTACTCGCCAGAATCAATCATTCCGCTAAGTACATCGGCACCTTTAAACACACCTGTAATCCGAATTTGGGGATTATTGATTGCTGATTTGCTCGCCCCAAGTCGCCTGCTTGAACCCATCATTAGCAGGAAACGTCCATACAATCGATCCGAGTCGAGGTCATCTACTTCCTCTAAGGATGCCCAAGTCAAATCACCACCATCAACGTTGGCCATGATGCCGTAAGCTCGAGCTTTTGAACGATTGGCAAACTCGTAATAGGTATCAGCCAGCTGTTTTCGACCTTGCTTGTAAGCTACATAACCACTCAAGATGTCAGAGCGGCGAATCGCATCAAGGTGATAACTAAGGTTGACGAGAGACTGCGCTTCTCGCGGGGCAACGATACCGCCTTCTTGGTCGCAATGAATGGCATTATGCTCGAGTAAGTACATTTCTTTTACGGCGGTTTTACCCGTTCGGCGACAGCTGTTATCGACGGTATTGAGATTTTGGTCCATCTCCTCCATTTTGAGCAGTTGCATTGGATCTAGCTCAACATTATGAACGTGCTTATGCCACATCCCATGGTTGCCTGCGTAACGCTGAATCTCCCGTTCGGCTCGGCTTTGAATTTCAACCCGCTCCTTCGCAGATATACGCTCAGCCATTATTCGACTTCTCCATCGATGTAATCAGCGTCTTCCGCCATATGCTCTTGATTGTGCTCTATCAAAATTTCGTCATTTCGAATTCGCTTACGAGAGTTGGCTATCATCTCTCGCAAACCTGACATCTGTTCTTTCATCTGACGTTGATACTCAAGGGCAGACTCTCTTTCATCTTCATTTTCCAGAGTTCGTCCCATCTCTAAACCTTGATCAACCTGAACTTTAGGAGTCATGTTTAAATCCGACATCGACAGGTTGTTTTTGCTTAACATCTCAAGCATTGGCTTCAACAATGGGTGCGCTTTTACTTCTTCAATCGTCTCAAGGTTTCCTTGCTCATTTTTGTACTGACCAATATGGAAGCCACCATCTTTATCGAAGTCATAAACAGGGTTCCTCAGCGCAACACCATCAGAGACTATGGTTTGCATCATGTCCTGAAATATTGCTGCCATGTTCGCTTGGTTGATGGCGTGCATTTCAGTGAGTTTACTGGGGTCATTCGATTGAAAGGCGATCAAATGCTGCATCATTAATTCAGTTCGCTTTATACAAGCAGGCTGAGTCGCGCAGTAAGCATGGTCGACATCACAGGTCGCACATTGAGGGTACTTACCTGGTCGAGCTGGGAAAAACAAAGCGGTTTTTGCGTTTGCACCATGTTTTAAAGCGTTGAAGCGACTAACACCTCTATCGCTAACGGCCTGCAGATTTGCAGAGGACTTGGCTTTACCTTCGGGAGTTTTAGGGCCTGTTGCTGAGAGAACCGCACAGAACTGACCAACCTCCCAGGGAACTTGCTGAACTTCTTTTTGGCATCCATCACAAATCGCATAATAACGAAATGGGTGAGCGCGAGTGGGCTCATCTTCAACGCGAGAAGGTTCGCTCCTGAAAGTGTAGTTACAAGAGCTGCACTTAAATGTGACCATGGCTTTAGGTTGTTTATGCTCATTCATAGGCGTATTTCGCACGTTTTTTCGCACATAAAGGAGGGACTTTGTTCCTTGAGCAATTTTGCCGCGAGGTTAATCCGCGTTTGGGAGGCTGTCTGTCCTGTCCATAACAACAGCTGATGGGATATTTTTTCTTTAGGGACACCAACATTTAGCAGGTTAAATATCAGTATTCGCTTTAGGTGATTGTTCCAAAGATTAAAGCTCGGAACATAAATACGAAGCTTTTTTCTTTGAGGGGTATAGGCTGCGTTGTACAGTGTTTGCCATATGTAACGATACTGCTCAGAACTTGACGCATAGTAGATTTCAAACCAAGGTTTAGACAAACGCTGAGCGTCGAGCCAAAGTTCAAAATCCTCAAGATTCATGTCTATGTGACGTTGGGTCATTCTAGCAACTTCGATTCTCAATCGATGCCCAGTTCGTAAAGACTCCAACCCCCGCCACAACTCCAAAAACTTTAAAGCCCCAACTTCTCGCTGAATCTCTGACCAATGCGCTGGAAGTTCCAAACAATCAAACGCAGCTTCAAGTTCATGAGCGCTTAATGAAAGTTCTAATTTGGTGTAGTTATCTAGGTACCCTCCCCCCTCTCTGAGGGTGTGCGTTTCTCTATGCCGAGCCCCCACCCCTTGGTGAGTTACCTGATGATCACTGAGTACATGTAGATATTTTGAAATTAAGCTGCGCATTCTCTAATCCTTTATGAAAACTGGTTCCAGTAAACACAAAGGCTCGAGCACCACAGTAAGCTGATGAACTGCGCATTCTGTTAGTATGTGCAGCTAGTGATAGGTATCACATTGACGGGTTTGGTCGTTTCGAAGGCGAGTTCTCATAGCTCCCACAATCGTCCGTCAACATCCAGTATAACTGAGTTTAGAAATAAAGTTAAAGACGGGTTATATAAGTTCTAAGACGTTAAAGTGCAGTAAGGAAGTCTGTGTAGAGCACTCAAAATTTAGAAACTTGGAATGGGGAGAGGGAGTTTTATTAACTGAGGATTATTGATCTCACTTAAAGGTATCTATGACTTTATCAGCTTTGCGTAAGTCTCTATCAATTACAGATTTATAAAAGTAGAACGCTGAACCAACTCCTGAGCTTGTTGCATGAATAGAAAGCTTTTCCTGCAAGTGTGCCACACTACTCATTAGAGAGTTAAACTCAGCTTTATTTAGATTTGTGGCTATTGAGCGCCTGAATATCAGCGATATCAGTGATTGAATGCTACGGATTGACAGCTTCAT